ATCCCTTTTCATCCGCCCAGTCCATGAGATAGTCTAAGAGACCGCAATAAATCTCTCCTGTTGCTGGGGAATAAAGGCGTATTTTTCCATCCCATCCTTTCCATCTACGTTGTTTCTGCATAAACTTTGCAGACTCTACCTCAAAGGTAAAGAAGTCTGCTAATTCATAATTGATATGAGGTTCTGCCTCAACCTTAAGATATACTTCATTCTTCTTACGAACAATCAAATCATACATATGGAGGACCAGTAAACCATGCTACAATAGATTTCCTAACGCCCGATGTTACTGGAGTAACTCGATGCCACATAGTGCTAGGAAAGAAAATGGCGGTTCCCTTCTCCAGTTTATAAGACTGGTATCTGGGATCCGTACCTGGTTTATATAGTTCCAAATCCAAGTCGCCCCCTTCATATTCATCTGGGTTACTATAAAAAAGGGACATACTAATTTTTCTAACAGCAGGTTGTCTTTTGCGATTGACTAAAATTGTTGGATGTTGATCTATATGCCATTCGTATTTACCACCTACGGGGTATACTCCAAATTGAACTGGTTCTACTTCATCAACATTTAAAAACCACCCCATTTCTTGATTGGCATGTTTAACCATCTTCATTAGAAGTTGATCTAAATCGTAGTTTTTTATCCAAACATGCTCAGAATTTCTTTTTGTACTATCTGTGCCTTCTTGAAGTTCACTCTTTTGCCAATCTAATTTGGTTTCTTGTATAGACTTTCTAACTACATTCATTGCTTCATCTGTGAGATTCATGATGTAGCTTTGATATCCGTATCCAATCATGATAAATTAAAATCCACTTTGAAATTTTTTCCATTCAATAGCGTTCTTTATATGATAAGTGCGACTATTAATCATACGTAGAACACCATCAAGAAATGATAGTACTTGATCTATGTAATCAATTTTAAATTGTAGTTTTGTAATATCTTCATCCGCATCAATAAACATTGTGATCTCTTCTTTTGTAGTAAGTTTGAGATCAAAAGGCATCTCTTTATACACAGAAGATGGTGCCTTACCTTTGTAGTACAACCACTTCTCTTTGATAAGACGTCTCATTTCAATCTCTCTTTCTTTTTTCATTAGAGAGTATGTATTATGAAACTCCATGTATTTCATATGGAGTTGAGGAATTGCTAGAGAGTCATTATCATGAAGATCATCATCCAGTTTGGAATCAGTCTTCCACATTTTTTGTAGGTTTTCCAGATTCATAACGATATTTAAGTGCTTGTAAATGCCACGCTTGAGATAAACTCTTGGGTCCTTCTTTTAGAAGTATTCGTTCTTCAGCAGTAAGAACACAATGATCAAGCATGTACTGTTTCCATTCTATCATCTTCTTGTCTGACTGTTGACATTTCTGATTTCATACAAAGTATACTTGAAAGTTGCTGTTGCTGTGAAATAATCATTATCACTTCCAGTTACATCAAAATCAAGAGTTGATAAACTAGTGGGAAATAAGTCTTTGAATACTACATCAAAATTTGCATTATTGCTATTGTTTAAAACTTGCAAAGTTGCATCAGAAAATCTAGGATCTTGTGATGGTGAATCTTGATTAGAGTCTCTCCAAATTTTTCTTTCTTCAAAATCTTGTGGTGTACCTAATGCTCTCATCCAGTTATGGATTTGCATATAGTTTCTCAAATCTTCATCGACAATAAAATCGACTGAGAAATCACTATATACCATGTTTCCTTCTACTGGAATGGGAACTAAACCCCTAGTAGGAATGTTCACATTACCCAAAGATACTGTAGGTATCTCTGCTTTTTGACACAAGAATGAAACCTTTTGTGCTTTATCGAGAATGAATAAAAACCCGATCGGAGACAAAAAATTTCTATTTGTTAATTGATCCTGATACCAGTTTGCCATTTATCCTCGTGTATTTAAAGATTCATCATGCTTGAACTTGTTTCAATCCAAGAAGTAATAATGTATTTTTCCCCACTTAATGGAGGATTGCCTCTATGAGTGTGTGTAAATTGTGCAGGCCACAAAAGCACTCTTCCTTTTTTGGGACTGAATCTTTTACTCTGATAAAGAAATTCAGTTTCTCCACCATCATTAACATCATTTAGATACATCATTGATGCGAGAACCCTAGGTAACGCCTCTCTAGATCTACAATCATTTTCACAGTGCCAGGTGTGATAACCCTCTCCTGGTAAAGTTCTTTGAATATTAGCGTTGTAGGTTTCTACCTCCAATACTTGTAGTGAAAAATATTTCTCAGAATATTGTTGCCAACACTCACGTATAATATCATTATAGAGTGTACACATTTCGCCTGCTTTATGATTTACCATCCGAAATACGGTTGGTCCAACATCATGTTTATGACGATATGATGCTGGATCTGGACCTACTGCGACAAGATTGTCTTGTATGTGACCAGCATATGTTCTCTTTGTATCGGCGTGAGTATGTGTAATATTTCTGGTAAAAGATACCTTATATTTCTCACAAGTTTTATAAAAATCGATAAATTTATCGAGATGATCATCACGAATATCTAGATCAAAAACTCCGATAAAATCAGTAAATTCACTGTTAATAATCATAGTTAAGATTCAATCATATGAATATTTAGGTATAAAAAAAGAGGGGACGAATCCCCTCAATCACTTCCTTCACACGGTAGTTTTATTTATAGACTTTAGATCATAGGAGTATCCTCTTACAAATGGATTTACAAACATGCTGTCCTAGAGCATCACATTCAATTAAGCACTCGTAGTAATCGTTGATTTTTTGACTTTCGACCTCGTAATTATCTACGGTGTGTTCAAAGTGACGCCATTCATCTAGTTGATTTCTGGAAGATAAATTGTGCATGATCACCTCCATAACTGGGAACAATAATATAGGAAAGGTCAGGGATCATTTTTCCACCTCGCTTAATTCTATTACTACTTATATTCAATGTGTGCGTTTTCTGACTGTTTGAATTAACTCTTATTTTTTGTATAGAAGACTACACAAAGTATTGTAAACATAAAAAAAGAGACCCCGTAGGGTCTCTGTGAAGTATGTGAACCAATATCACATGAGGTTTGCAACCTGTACGCGACGATAGTAGCGGTTGCTGTTTGCAGTCAGAGCACCAGAACCTTGGGTCAGACCTTGGGAGAAGGGGTTCGAGACCATGCCGTAGCGAGTCTTGAAGCCGATCTTGGGCTGGAAGGTGTTGGGGTTGATTGCACGAACCTGCTGGAGAGGTACATAGGGGCAATAGAACAGACCAGCGTCATAAGGAGAAGTACCCTTGTAACCTGCAACATAGAAGTGCTTATCAGCAACGTTTGCAGAGTAGGGGTCAACATAGACCTTGATGCGACCGTTCAGAGTACCAACCAGAGTGCTGGAGGTGTCATCGGGAACGAGACCGTTGTTACCAGCAAGAGCAGGAGCGTAGTCAAGAACGCCTGCCATGCCGAGAGCAGAAGCAACATCAGCAGAACAGATCAGGATGTTACCCTTGCCACGACGAGTTTGCTGACCGATTGCGTTAGCATCTCTTTCGATCTGGAACAGGAGACCTTTGAACTTCTCAACAGACCAGCGACCGTTGGAATCGACATCGAGGTCGAAGATACCAGCGTTAGCAGTGTTGTTCTGAGCACCAGCAACAGCGTTGGTGTAGATGGTACGAACAACTTCACGGTTGATTTCAGCAAGGATCTCAGTGCTGAGGATGTTGCTCAGCTCCTGCTCAGCGTCCAGACCGTGGATCGCCTTGAGGTCCTGTGCCAGCTCTAAGCTGTACTCTGCCTTCAGCGCACGAGCTCTTGCAGTGACGGTGACTTTCTCGATCGAGAAACCCATCTCACGGAACTCGCTACCAGAAGTAGCATCATCCAGACCTTCAACGGTTGCAGTGGTCATGCCAGTTGCATCGTCTGCCTGCTCATAGGTTCCAGCGGGGGAATCGTTGAGGAGTGCAGGGTTAGTGCCCTGAGCATCGTTGTTAGCGTTAGTAGCGCCAGGATCGTAGGAGGTGCCGCCACCGCCAGAGAAACCTGCGTTAGGCTCATTGAAGAATGCTTCGTCGTAACCAGACTCAGCAGGTCTACGCTCAGAACCATAGTTGGTTCTCATTGCGAAGATCAGTCCAGTAGGACCAGTCATGGGTTGAACACCAGCGATGTCATATGCGATCAGCTGGGGCATAGAACGTCTGATCAGGGAGATCAGAACGGGGTCGAAACCTGCGGTAGCGCCAGTAGCGGTATCGCCACCAGTGTAACCTGTAGTTTGAAGAGTCTCAGAAAGAATCTGACCTTCTTCGATTTGTGCTTTTTCTTGGTTTTCGAGGAGTTGTGCAACGACGCCACGCTTATGGGAATCTTCGATCTCGGGGAGAGCATCGTGATTCAGAACGGGTGCCCACTTCTCCTGGAGTTGTTTTAAGGACATTTTATTCTCCGAAAAGTAAGTAGTTAGGGTTTACAATTATTTGGACCAACGAGCGATTGCATCGACATACTTCGACATCGTGCCGCTAGTGGTTTCTTCGACAAGGGGTTCCGATGCTTCTTCGGTGGGTTCAGTTGCAGCAGCAACTTCAGCCTTTCTAGTGAAGTAGGATTCCTTGATCGTATTGACCTTATTTCTAAAGTCTTCTTCAGTTTCAAACTCAACACCCTCTGCCAAAGAAGCGAGCTTCTCCTTCTGAGTCTCTGCGAGACCTGTGGCACATTCGTTCACAATTTCCATTTTGACAAACTCGCCAATACGCTTATTCAGAGCGACATTAGCGTCGATTTGCTCGTTGAGTTTAGCTTCCATATCATCAAGCTCACCTGCCATTCCATCAAGCAGGTTGAATTTCTCCTCAGGCACGCTAAAGTTGTGCTCTAAGAAGAGACCTTTCAGACCGTTGAAGAACGACTCTGCCATCTCAGTCTTAATACCGTGCTCGATTTGCAGTGCATTTTCCTTCATCCACTGCTCGGCGGCATAAGTCAGATAGTCGTCTACCTTCTCGGCCAAATCTGTTTGAATCTTTTCAACTTCTTCAGTCAAGGCAGATTCATATGCCTCTTGCAACGCTGCTGCTTCTTTGTTAACACGGCTGGTTACAGCTGCTTCAAAGATGGTTGCTGCCTTCAGGCGGAACTCTTCTGAGAGTTCTTCACCAGCGACAAGAGCGTTAACATCCTCAGTAAAGTCGAGGTCGGTTTCAGAGATTGTCTCTTCTTCACTTTCCGTCTCCTCCATCTTTGCGGATGCGTCACTAGGTTTGGTACTAGGGACAGGTGCCTTACCTACTGACTTTGCAGCAGATGCGCCTGCGTTCTTGGTGCCCTTTGCACCTTCCATGGAATCCGAGGTGACATCAACTACCTTTGCTGCACCGCCCTTAGAAGTATCAATCTTCTCGCCAGGCTTAGCATCTTTGGTAACTGCGTTTGAACCTTCGGTCACTTCTTCCATGTTATCTAACTCTTTATCGAGTGAGGTCTCAGCCATTTGTAACTCCGTTATGCTTTAGCGTTGTCTGTATTTATTTATAAATC